CGACGAATATCCATGCCAGTAGGATTCTTTAATAAATGTCCAGCCAGTAATGAAATCTTTGATGTAATGTAAGTTAATTGTGTATCAGAGTATGCAATCTCAGATAATTGCTTTCCTTGTCTCTGTATAAATAACACACCAGATTCTAATTGTTTAACTCGTATCCCTTCTTTAGAACCATTACGTGATGTTGATGATAGAAAGAAATCATTTGGAGTAATCGGTGTCAATCCTTCTTGCGGAACATAGAATTCACCACCCGTCGTAAATACTTGCAGATCACGTCCTGATAACATATCTGTCACTGCATTGAAGGTATTTGTATCTAATGTGGCTTCAACAGCATCATCATCTAAACCTTCTACTGCTTCAAAGTCAAAGAATAGACCTACTTTAGAACCCCAAATAGTTGATGGTCTTGATTTAGATCCACCAAAGAATAAACGTCCTTGATGAAATGTGACTGATCGTGGCCATCCTTTGGATGCTGACCAGACATCTTCATATCCTGTTTCTAGTTCCCATGATCCTGAAGCAATAGCAGATGTATTAAAGAATGGAAACTCTGTGACCACATTAACTGAGGTAGAGCTATTGTATTGTATTATCTTTGCTCGTCCTTGCGGTTCAGCATTAATATACTGTCCAACATGAGAAGCACTAAATACACCAGATGATGCAGTAATGGTAACTTTACCAGCCACATCACTTGGAGTAATGGTTGCTGCTGGGTTAGAGGTTGCTAATGTAAATGCATATTGAGGGATAGATTCAAAAGTTACATTAGAAATAGTCCATGATGCATCAGTAGCTCCACGAACAATCTTAATAGGTTGAGTATCTTCATCAACAATAATTAAGGTATCAGCCGACTGTGTCCAATTTAAATGAGACAAATGAGTGGATGTTAATCCATACCCAGTGGTATCTAAATAGTCATTACCTGAAGCGTTAATGTTAGTAATCAGAGCTTTGTCTTTAAAAACATACATGCGATTGTTTGTAAAACAAAGCATATAACTGTCTTCAATTGAAAATTCAAAATGGATTAATCGGACACCGTCAGCTGGAGTACCACCTAGTTCTGTAATAAATTTAGTACCTGGTCTTCTTGTCACTCCACCTTGAGGTTGACAAATAACATTTTGTGCTGTTTGCAAAGCATTACGATATGCATCTAAATCAACACGAGAACGAACAAGTGGATCTAGCTCACCTGTTGTAAAGTTCGTTTGTATATTTACAAAACGAGCCATTAGTACCTCACATTAATTAATGAGAAATCTTGTATTGCGTTTGTTGGATTACCCTGTCCATCAATGTTCATTGCTTGACGCATGTAACCACCACGACCATTTTCACCTGGCGTCCCTTCTGCAATGGTTCTCCAATAGTCTGATTTGTCAACTTGATCGGTAATCGGCATTGCTAAATGCCATGCCATTTGATATTTGAGCAATTGCACAAAGTAATGTGGTAATGCATATTCGGGTACATTGTATTGATAGTCAATGTATACGACTTCATAGTCTGTTAATAGTTTGTTCCCCATCAGACGAAACTCTCTGCGTGGAGGTGCGCCTACGTCATCTGAATCATATACGGCATTCGGTCTGCCAATAATGTCAGAGGGTAGTTGATATTCATATTTGTATTCATTAGCTGGTGTAGTCACCAATCGAGCTAATTGTGTTTTCTTAAACGAGAATGACCAATCGTATAAAGTTAATGCACGAATCTTAATGTCTGGATAAAGTCTATCGCAAATGTTAGATTCATCTGTACCTTCAGTAAAAGATGATATAGGATTTGCACCAAGCATCAATAATGCATCGGAGCATATTTTAATATCGGTATCACCTGTAGCCATTTTCTTTCCTTTAAATGTGCAAATAGGTAGGCACCGAAGTACCTACCCAATCTGCATTAAACAACTTAGTCAGCGTCTGCAACTGATAGTGCTGTACCGTCAGATACGTCAACTACGCCAGAAGCATTAGAAAGTACAGTAACTAAAGATGATGTAGGAACAGAAGCGTCCCATACATGAATTAAGTCACCTACTTTTAATACAGTATGTGCGTCATTGAAGTAGCCTGATGTATTGATATCAGCAAGAGCGTCAGTACCAGGTGCTGTATAACTCCACATTTGAGGAGCATTACCAGCTTTAGACTGACCACCTATTGGTTGTAGATTGTCTTTATTATAAGCCATGTGTCATTCTCCTTAAGCTGATTCACGACATGTGATTTGAACAATACCTTCAGCATCGATTGCTACGGCACCAGCTGAGAACATTGAATTCACAAGGAATGATGTTTTTTCTGGAACGTAGTTAATCTCTGTCTTAGGACCCATACCTTCAGCATAACCAACTGCATCTTTGTGGAATGCCCAAACAGTTCTGTCTAAAGAACCGTCAACAGCTAAACCACCTTCAGTTCTGTCGCCAAGTACGTGGAATGTGAAACCTAAGAATGTATTGATTTCACCAGATACTAAAGCTTTAACTGAAGCATAATCAGAAGATGTAAGTTTTTGTTCTGCTAAGATTGATGCTAAAGAGTTAGCATGAATCACCATGTGACGATCTTGTGGAGGTACGTTACCTTTGTCTAACAATTTCTTAGCTGCAAGAAGTTTGTCTAAGTTAAGGTTTGTATCTGTACCACCAATGTCGTTTGACACAGTGTTAGATGTTGAAGATGCTGTTAAAGCATCAATAATAAGTTGGTCTTGACGACGACCAATTGCATTAGCCACAACTTGCACTAATTCTTGTCTTTCGTCAAAGTTAACTTTTTGTTGCATGAAGATGTCAGAATATTCTGCTGCATTCCAATCTTCCATTGTTGCTGTTACTTGTGAGAAATCCACATTTAACGGTGTTACGTCTGTTTGTGGAATACGTAATGTTGCTACGCCTTTACCCACTTTAGGAAATTTTGCTGTTGAACCCTCAACGCCACGTCTTTGTCTCACTGCAGCTACAAGCTGTGCTTTAGCTTGGTAAGCCTGTTTAACTTCGGCATCAAATAGGGTAACAAAAGCATTAGATAATCCAATAGCCATTTGAGACTCCTTAGTAATTAATAAAAATATGTATTAATCGCTGTGGTATGCCAGTGAAACCTGGGCCAGTGCTTGCTATTTACGATAGCCATACGACAAGGTTACTTGCGTTAAGGGTTGTTTTGTGATAAACAATGGGCCTTATCCCCGATTCTACTCGAGAATAAGGCTTTTTGTCAAGCTTTTAATTGAAATTTTGTTGGAAAGCTCTTTCGACCTTAGCACGGAAACTAGGATCTGTTTTGTATCTTGGATCAGCTACAAGTTGATATAACTCATCTTTAGATGGCGCACCCTCAACAGGTGTTGTTTCTACAGGCACACGACCTTCGTATGATGCTCTGAGTTTTTCTAATGCAGCAATACCGCGAGCAGTACCACCCATTACTTTAAACTCTTCAAAATCATCTTTACCCCATACACCTTTGTTGACTAGACCGCTTGCCCATTTTACCATACTCTGAATGCGAGCATCTGCATTTGGACCTAGCATCTTACGCTCTTGTTCAATGTTCATAGATGCTTGTTGATTGCCAGCAAGACCCATTTCAACAACTTGCCCTACCAAATCATCTAATGCAGCTTGACTGACTTGATATTCTTTTGCCCAATCCATTACATGATTTCTGACAGGATCGTCTTCAGGGATATCACCAAATGCAGCCGTATCATAATTACCATCTGCTGGTGCTTTGTGTTTACCTTGTGATATTTTCTTACGAAGATCAGACCATGATTTAGCAATGCCTTCTAAGTCTGGAGCAGAATCATCATTCTTCCAAAAGTTTTCTGGCCACCAATCTGGTCGTTCTAATGGTTCATCATCGTCTTCCGTATTTTCAAACTCTTGCTTTGCTTTTAGTTCTTCGGGATCGCGATGATCTATTTCTACTTTCTGTGGATTTTCTTCGCTAGCTTCTTCGACTTCTGGAGTTGCTCCATCGAGTAGGCCAGTGCTTTCTTGCTCCACACTAGGCTCGAGTGTTTCTTCCATTACATTTTCCTTGCTCTAATTAACCTTGCTTCTAAATCCCGTACGATACTATTTTGTCCTTCACGGTAGTAAGCGTAGCTTGGATCGCTACCTGGCAAGGCAACAGGTTGCTCAACGACTGCTTCACGCAGCCATTTTAATAACTGTTCACCGTCCTCACCCCCAAGGACTCTTAAACAAAGACGATCTACATCATCTCGTTTTTGTTTTACATCTCTTATATCTAATGGTAATGCTTGTTCTAAATCTTCCCATCCAGCCATTATTGTCCTTTCATCACAGCATCAGCCATTGCTGGTATTGCCTCTGGTGCTTGTTGTGCCATTTGCTGTGCTGCTTGCATTGCTTGCTCCTGAGCCATTGCACGCTCTTCTGGTGTCGTTCTCACACGAGCGGGTACACCTAACTTGTCTGCAATATAATCCATCATCTCACTGACTTTTAATGTAGACTGAGCTTCTGGACCTGACTGCTGTGCAATCTGTGCATACTGCAACATATTCTGTATATCATCCATATTTTGTGCCATAGCTAATGGAGCCACAGGTGCAATCTTAATTTCAAGACCATTAACCTTTAATGGTAAATCAATTATACCACGCTGATCCATCACTTGCAGTATTTTGGAAACTAATGGAATCATGGTTTCATTAATCAACCGACCAAAGGCAGAGCCTAAGTTTTGTGATAATTCTTTCATACGCTCAACAACTTCTGTTGCGGATCGTGCTGACATGTTATCAGGTGGTAATGATTCATCCAGTAAGATGCGTTTAATATTTTGACGCAAGTCATTCATGATAATTTGAGACACATTAAAATCACCTGAACGTGGTAATGGTCTGAGTGATTCACCTTGTGGACCACCGTTACGTGCTACAGGAATAATGGCACCTGGCATAATCTTCACGGTGTTAGGATTCAATACACCATCATCTGCAGCGGTATACACTCCACTAATTGCTAATGATGCATTCTTTAACACTAGCTCTAATGTTTTATTTAATGTCTTTACATCAGGCAATGCTGTGATTAATGGACCGCGACCATAAATCTCACCCGCTACTTTAGCATAGCGTGATACGATCCAAGGACTATAATCCATACGCTTATATACTAATTCAGCTTTTGACTCTTTATGAATCACATGGTAACAATAGTCACCACGCTTTTGATCCAGTATAGTTGCTTCAATTAACTCA